TTACTAACTTTGAAGATACTATTCTTCATGCAAATGAAATGAATATGCGACACCATCTGTTTGAAGGTGCTCAGTTTGATTACTACAGAGGTGCACTACGTAAACGTAAACGCTTCTCTAAATGGCCTAAGGCTGATAAAAGTGTTGACCTTGACGCAATCCAGCAAGTATATTCATGTAACCGTACAGTAGCAAAACTTTATTTGAAAGCGTTATCACAAGAAGATATGAAAACTGTTAAGAACAAGCTTATAGTAGGCGGAAGTTCTAAATAGAATAAATATAAATGATGCACAATGGTGAGCATCGTGATAACAAAAAAATAATTAATAATAAGGTGCTGTACGTTATGGATATAGAAGACATTTTCAAAGGTGTCGGTATAGAAGTCTCACTTCCTTCCCCAGATAGTTTTTTAAAAGTTAAGGAAACTTTAACAAGGATTGGTATTTCTTCTCGCAAGGAGAAGAAATTATATCAAACATGCCATATCCTACATAAACAGGGAAGATACGCAATTCTACATTTTAAGGAATTGTTTATACTCGACGGAAAAAAGAATACTTTCACAGAAGAAGATAAAGCAAGACGTAATACGATTGTTAAACTTCTGGCAGAATGGGAACTATGTTCTATGGTGCATGAAAATGCAACAGGTGAACTAGCTGCTCCATTAAATCAAATTAAAATTTTATCTCACAAAGAGAAATCAAACTGGACATTAGAAGCTAAATACAATATTGGGAAGAAATAAATTATGAATGTATATAAAGTGAATGATCGGGCATCAGTGCCTGAATACGCAACGGCAGGTTCTGCTTGTTTCGATATTAAAGCATGTATTAAAAATGGACAGCGTTTACGCTCATTTAACGCTTTCAATAAGGAAATGAGTATTCCCGTTAAAGGTGTTGGTGGCAATCCAGATGCATTTCAATTACCGCCAGGAATTAGAGTATTAGTACCGACAGGTTTAATCTTTGATATTCCAGAAAAGCATGTAATGAAAATGTATATTCGTTCTAGTCAAGCTCTGAAAAAAGGGTTGACAATGGCTAACAGTGTTGGTATAATAGATTCAGACTATGTTGAAGAATCTTATATGATGCTAGAAAACATTTCAGATAGCATGGCTCTTATTACGCATGGTGAACGAATTGCGCAATGCCTAATCGAAAAAACTCTTCGTATCAAGATTACAGAAACAGAAGAAAGACCTGGACAAAAGACTGACCGAGACGGTGGCTTTGGTTCAACAGATGAATAAAGGTTATTACAAAAAGTAATAACTTTTTTACCAGATATACAATATTTGTATATAAATAAACGTGTAGGGATGCCGAAATTCGGGTCTCTGCATTTTTTAACGGTCGGTTAATAACGGCTAACAATAATCTTGCTTAATTTTAAAGGAGATATCAAGATGACAAACACACAAAGAATGACAGCAGACTTGCTTAATGATCCATTTTTTATTGGATTCGACAGAGTTCTACACAAAATGCAGAACTCAACACCAGGTCAAACGAATTACCCTCCATATAACATTGTAAAACTTGACGAAGACAGATACACGATTGAACTCGCTGTAGCTGGATTTGACGAAGATGAGATTGATGTGTCGATCAAAGAAGGAGTTCTCGAAGTTATAGCTGAAAAAGCTACACATAGAGATGAGGGAGAATACTTACACAAAGGTATTTCTGCCCGAGCCTTCAGAAGAGCTTTCACACTCTCAGACACTATAATTGTTAATGGAGCAGATCTAGTAAATGGTATTTTATCCATCGAACTAGAGAACGTAATCCCTGAAGAGAAGAAACCACGGAAAATTAATATCGGTAAACAAAGTGCGTCTGGCAAAAAGACACTCTTAACTGAATAATTTATAACGCCCTCAGGAGGGGCAGCTAATGAAAAAAGCTATTTCTTGGTTTAAAGAATGCGACGGACGATTTTGTGATATGGTAGCAGAGCTTATGCTAACTGTAATTACCCTAGCACTAATGATTCATTGTCTTAATTTAATCGCATAAACGTTATGAAGGCGGAGATTACTTATAGTTTTCTCCGCTTTTTTATGCGAAAGCGCCAGTCATTCCATATGGTATAAGAGATCCACCATTCATACTATTACCGCTTTTAAATGTTATTTGTTTGACTTCACTGCCACCTTGCATAATGTAAGTAGGTGCTACTACAGGAGAAACACTTGCTACTGCTACTCCGCCGCCTCCTCCACCAGCATCTGACCTTAATAAATCGCCCAACGAACCTTTCATTTCAATATTGTTTAATGATCTAGGATTACCAAACTCATCATAAATTATTAATCTTCCGTCTGCGTCCATCGCAGCGCCTGGTACTGTTCTGCTTGTGCCATTGCCATCAATATATGGATCTTGCGATGTGTTACTTCCAGGAAAGCTTAAACGATTAACAAGACCTTCTGTTATAGCATTCCATGCTTTAACTGCATCCACTTGTTGCTGTGGTGTAAGAGACTCATCACTATATGCTCTCCTACCTAAACCACTTAAAATATCTGATGCAAACTCTTTATTTGATACGCTAGGACCGAATGGCCTCCAGCGAAATACGCTTCCTTCTGTTTCCTTAGCACGACCCTCCGCCCAGTTTATCAACTCGGCAATAGCGTTTTCATCACCCGCAAGCGCAGCTTTACGTAACCTGTTTAACTGTAATCCGTTGACTCCTTCAGTGCCATCACCGACATTTTGTTCGCTTAGTACAGTTTCTAACTCTGCCTGAACTCTTTGGGCTTCAGCGATTGCAGCTGAAGATACAGCAAGCTGTGTTGTTCTTCTTGCTTCTGCAAGGATCTCAGCAACTGATCGTAAGTCAGTATCATCAAGATTTGTTGCATCGGGTGCATTTTCGAGTTCTGTCATTAGTTTATCAACGTCGGCAGTGAACTGCTCTTCTCGTACTCTTTTACTTTTATCTATCCAAGATTTAATAAGAATACCCATACCTACTGCAGCAGCTACTGCAACAACTGCTATTGATAAAGGACCTCCCCCAAATAGCATTGCTACACTTAATGCCCCCAGTCCAACTTGGCCTACGGTTACTATATCTTCTATGGCAGTTTGTGCTTCAGGTGATTCAGCGCCGGTTTGCGCTTTAATATAATTCTTAATATCTTCACCGTAATATACAGCTAAACCTGCTGCTGCTAGGGCAAGTCCAGGACCAATAGCTGCTAATTTCAAGCCCATTCCTGCACCTTTAGTTCCCGCTAGCATTCCAGCAACTGCGCCTTTAACACCAACGCCAACTAATCCAGCACCTACTACTTTTGTTAAAATATCGCTAATACCCGTTTCACCTATCCATGTAGTAAATGTATTAACAGTGTTAGACATATTATTAATAGCATCAGAAAAGTTAGTCCAATTAATTATTTTAACAGCATCAGTCATCGTTTTGAATTGTGTTTCTACATCACCCCATTTTATATTGGTAATAGTATTTTGCATTTTGGTGAAGCCGCCATCAGTTTCTTCGTCAATAAATCCTTTTAGAAGATTAAACCCTACAAATAATCCCGCAGCTCCTAGTGCAAGATTTTTCATAGAAAGTGCTTTAGCGATAGAGTCGCCTGTTTTTTCGCCGACTTCACTTAGAGGTTTTTTATTGCTGTCGCCTTTATCATTTTTATCTGGGGCAACCAACTCTTCGAATTGCTCTCTAGACTCATCACGTTCTAGAGCTTCAACAGCAATTCTTGCGTTAGATTGCATTATAGCTGTTTGTTCGATGATGTTAGCAGAAATGCTTTCAAATAATCCTTGGAACTGGTCCATTTTTATTTTAACAGATCGTACAGAATTGGTCCCACTATTTCTGTTGAGATCGCCTTCTGCTTTTAATCTGTCTATTATTGCTTGCGTTTCCTGCGACAATTCTGCCATTTTTTTAATTCCTACTTATCTTTGGTTGGCTTCTTTTTGTTCTTCTATATGTGATATTAACATAGTAAAATATAAATCTCTTTCATATGGTATTAGCGCTTCTATATCACTTATTGAATATTTATGATGCTGTGCCAAAGCGAACACTTGTTTATAATATTCGCCTAAGTTGATATGACACAGCGTCAGATAAAAAAAGTGCGTAATCCTTCTATAACAAACGTTTTATCATTTCCTTTAGAATTTGTATATTTAAATTCGTGTCGCAATTTCGGCATTGTTTCGAAAAATGTTTGTATTAGTTTAATTACACTACTGCTTAAATTCTCCATAAATCCATCAACTTCTTCATTACTATAATCACCAAAATTATGTACTTCGTCTTCTGACGCGATTTTATCTAAACATGAAATCATTATGAAATAATTAACTAACGGATCTTGTGGCGACATTTCTGTAATTTTAATGAAAGCATCAATAGTTGGATACTTTAGCATTAGTATATAATCATCGTTAACTCTAATTTCGTTAGTGTGTCCTTCAGTTCTGTTCATTATCACGTTGTCAACATTTAAAGTTAATTTAACATCTTCATCAGTTTCGTCGTCTTTAATGCTAAAGTCCATAGTATTCTCAACTGATTTTGATCTTAACACCAGATGAATGAATTCTAAATCAAACATTGCTAAATCTTCAATATCTGTATCAAGTAAGCAATTATTAACAACTTGCTTCATAGCTAAAATTTCAGCCGCGGGTTCTTTTGATTCTTGCGCGACTAATAGTATCTTTTCTTCTTTAACAGTATATTGTCTGTATTTAATCTTTTCCCCTGTTGAGGGTAATTCCACTTCAAAAATCGGTAAATCAATCTTAGGTAAAGCCATAATTTATTTCTCCATTAACCAAAAAAGTCTTTAATTCGACGCACTTTGTTATTTACTCTTGTATACTTATTCACTGCATCTTGTACAGATTCTGGTACCAAGTTTTGTCCTATTAATTGACCAACCGCGCCGATTTGATTAATCAATCCTAGTATTCCGTTACCCCTGCCATATCGTGCAGTGGGTGATCCTATTCTTTCACCAGTCATTTGAATCCTATCGTATTGAAACGATACTGGTAATACAGAGAACGAATCGTTATTTTCCCAAGCCAAGTCAACATCACCAATCATCATTGGGAATGCGTTATCTAATATGACTTCGTAGTACTGTCCTGAAACATCATAGTTTGTAGAGTATTGTCTAATAACAATACGGCATGCATAACTATCTTTATATCCTATTTCAAACGGTAACTTGCCATCTACCTCTGCAAATGAACCTGCCGCAGTACCGAAGTTAACTACGTTTTGAGCCCACGAGTGAAAGAAGGATAATACTTGATGATCTGAATCAAGCATAAAGATTGCTTGAACTGGTTCTGTATTAACACCCATTGGCATTAATTTACGAAACTGGGCAACCTGATCATTTTGTATAGCGTTCATTGTGACGCCAGGAATAGAAGCGTTCTTACAAAAGAATGTAAGATCACGAGAACTAACTCGCGACTTAACGTTTGATGGTCTCGAAATCTGTACTTCGAATAGAGAACCGCGTGATGGACCACCAAACCAGTCCATCTGTGTTTTAAATTCTGAGATATTAAACGCCAATGTTATCTTCCTCTTACGATTTTTCTTGAATCGGCATATACTTGACTTGCAGTAGCACCAACGAACTGTTGTGTTGGTAAGAACAATGCGATATCCCATTCTGATGGATTGATATATGCTGGCTTTGTTCTTACGTGTGCATTCAAATAATGTTTTATCGTTGGCTGAAATTCTTTAAACTTCGCAGCTCCGTTTAATACTTTATATGATGCAGATAATTTTGTTGTTTCGTCAAATGCCTTATTTGATAGTACTGTATATAGTTGATCCATTAATTTTGCTCTTAAAATCGGTGGTAAATAATGCATGTTTATACCAAGGAACCCACCCTTTGCTTTATTTATTGGAAATATTAGTGGAAACCTATCATAATACGGTAATGTATCTTTATGCTTAGGATCGTATGCAAATAAGTACATGTTACCCATCATAAACCTAGTATCTTGACGTCGGTTTTGATCTTGCCTTAATTCTTTAATAAGCTTGTCACCCTTAGTTCTGTTTCTGTTTGTGCGGGTAACACCTTTAGCTTGATCACGGTACCACTCTCTAGCCGCATCTGTGCGGGCCGGTGCTTTACCAGATCTTATTCCTTTAAGGAGTATGTCGTCGAACATTGATGCCATTATTTGATTCCTAATTGATCTTCAGTGTAAATTTGGAAATCCCAATTGCGTTGATTACAGTACATTCGTGCTGCTTTCCATTTTGCTTCGTTTATTCCCCAAGTTTTCACCTCGTTTAAATATCTTCTCGATATCCGACCAGTGCCGGTCTTCTTCTTATTTATGTCAGGAGGCACTGTCTGATATTTTGGTTTAATTTCAATCATCAAAGTTTTCTCACCCCCGCCTTTAGATATAGGTACTTTACTATGTACAACTACATCAGGAAAGTATCTGTGTCTTCTACCATCAATTGGTGAAAGATACGGTACAACAACTTCTTCTGATTGCCACCAAATTACATCTGGGTGTACATCTACATATCTAAAAAATTTGAATTCCCACATAGACCTATAAATAATCTTAGTAGGATCTCCCTTATATTTACTTGGATTTTTTGGTTTAAACCGTCCACTATAAGCCACCCGTTCTCCTCACACTTCATTGTAATTGTTATAAATAGAAATAATATTAAATTATTTATAATCCAAAGGACAGTACCGCATGTCAACTAACCGCCCAGAAGAGTCAATTCGACAAAAAGAATATAAAAGCGCGCGTACATCTAATTTTATTAGGTTTCCAGACAAACCTTTTCCACATTCAATGCTTTTGGTTTTTGAAGAGTATTCTTATACTAGATTTAAAAACGGTTACGGTGACAGTATTACTAACGATTCTGAAAGTACAATCGCTAGTGGCAGAGCAACTGGTATAGGTTTGCGAAGTATGCAATCAGTAGAACTTCCTTTCCCAAAACAGTTATCTGATGTTTCTGGGTTAATATATAATAACATGCAGCAAAATCCTTTAGTAGAAGGGGCCGTCCAGAAAGCTGCTGAAATTGCTTCAGGAAGAGGCGGTAATCTCTCAGACATTCCCGGCGCAATTCAAGATGCAGGGGCATTAGGCGGTAAGGCACTAAAGGCAATGACAAGTGGCGGTAGTGGATCGCTTGCATCTCTTGCGCAGTCTATTGCATCTACGTCTACTGCTGACGCTACTAGTATGACGAAATTTATGTTAAGTAAGTTTATTCCAGAATTCTTATCTAATGCTGTAAACCTTTCGTTAGGCCAAGCATTAAACCCGCGCGAAACAATTACTTTTGAAGGTGTACAACTTAAAACCCACACCTTTAACTGGGATTTATATCCAGATAATGCTCGTGATTCTGATAGAATACAAGAGATCATCTCGTTTATGAAAGGTGCGGTATTACCAGAAGCTCAAGATATTGGTTCAGGCGCTGGCGGAATTAAAAAGGCTTTCTTAAAGTTTCCAAAAACAGTTAAAATATATCTTATTGGTGTTGACCAAAACTTTTACATGAAATTCAAACCATCTATGGTTAGTAATATGACTGTAGATTATGCAGCAGGTGGAACATTAGGAATTATGGCGGGCGGTAAACCAGCAGGTGTTAATATTTCAATAACACTGCAAGAATTACAAATAGAAACAGCAAACGATTATGCAATAACATCACCTGTAATTTCTGGTGACGGAGAAGATGTTGAAGCAGCTGATCCGACCGATAACTCAGTTTCAGGTACTGTAGATTATGCAAATGGAGCATTAGGTAATCAACGATGAAATATTTTAAAGACTTTCCAACAGTTGAGTATGAAGGTGTTAAAGTACGCGACATTACTCGCAGAAACACGTTTACTAGCTTTGTTACATCTAATCCTATGTTATACTTACCATATACGGTTAAGGAAGGCTATAGAGCAGAAGATGTTGCAAACGCGTATTATGGTTCAGTAGATTATGTTTGGTTAGTTTATATGTCAAACAATATCATTGACCCGTATCACCAGTGGCCAATGGCCGAAGCAGATTTTAATGCGTATTTATCAGACAAATACCAAGAGGAATCTGGTAGACTTGGAGACGAGGTTGTTGAGTGGACAAAAGAAGATAATGGAGACAACATTATCTATTACTATAAGGTAGTATAAGAGATGGCAGTAGACATAGTAAAATTAGCTCCGGAATCTTTCCAAACGATCTATCTTAGAAAAGAAGATCGCGTTATTTTACGTACAGAACAAGGTCGTAAAATTATTATCAAACGTATTATTCCTAGCGAATGGAAACCTTGGAAAGTTTACGACCAAGAGTTAGCCGAAAACGAAAACAAAAAAGAAATATTCTTAATTGATAGTGGATACTTGCCGCTTATCACAAAAGAATTTTCCAGAAAAATAAGAAATTCATAAATGACTGAAGTAAACTTAGGTAAAGCAGATATAGAAAAAGCAGAGCTTATTTCTTATGACGGCGCGACTAGGCGAGATATATCTGTTACTTATATCTACGGCTTTAACATCGAGCAGTCAATGGATTCTGTTGCCTATAGCGGGTTCGTTGATATTTTAGATACTTCTAATGTTTTAGAAGGTATGCCGATACGCGGAGAAGAAACATTAAACCTTGAAATTTCAACTGGTGACTCTGATGTCATAACTTTAATATCTGGCATTGTTCATAAAGTTACTGATATACATCCTAAGCCAAGTTCAAACGGTGTTACTTATAAACTTCATTTTGTTTCAAAAGCTACTTTTAAAGCAAGCACTAGAAACGTTATTACATCTTTCGTCAATACTCCTTCTGAGATGGCAGTGGAAATGTTTGCAGAAAACTTTTCTAAGATCGGTCCTGGTACTACAACCGATCCTGATCTTAATGGTGCTCCGCTTCCATATGAAGCAAAAAGTTATTCTCTTATTAAAGAAGGTAGAACTAATGATGTGAGAAGTGAAGCCGATAGAACTTTTGTTGTGCAGCCATCAAAAAATAATACACGACTTATTATTCCAGATTTAGTTCCTTCTGAAGCAATGTTTTTTGTTGCATCACGAGCTTATTCCCCGTCTTCCCCGTCACAAACATTTAGATTCTTTGAAACACTAGACGGCTACCATTTCTGCACAGATGAATATCTTATTAAGAAAGCTAATAACGCTGATGACAGAATATTAGATTTATTCTTCGCACCTATTGTAGACTTAGATGGTAAAAATGTTGAAGCCCAGTATAATAGAATCGAAGATTTAGATATTTTATCTAAAGGTATTGACACATCTACAGATTTATTCTCAGGTGCTTATACGAATGAAGTTTTAGAAATAGATTTTATACATAGAAGATTAAATTATTCTAGGTTTAATTATGAAACAGATGGTGCCTACATAGACATGTCTGGATCGCCAAGAGATCTTGGGAAAAGTCCGCACACAGCTTTATTTAGAAAAGAAAATTTTACAGATAAAAACGCTCGTCAATTTATGATCTTTAAAGATTATACGTCAAGAGGTGATAGCCCTTCTAATATTTTGCCTAATCAGTATTTTCCTGATATTGCGCATAACAGAGTATCTTATTATCACCATTTAAATAATACACAAGTAGTGGCCCAAATGAAAGGTCGCTTAGATATTAAACCCGGAATGATTATTAATTTAGATATGAAAGCTTTAGACTTTGTAGATACTAATATTAACATGAACGAAACTTTATCAGGCAGATATTTAGTCCAATCAACTAGTCATAGTATGTCGTATGGCGTATTAAATGTAATACTAAAACTAGCTAAGTTTGATTGGAGTGGACAAGAACAAGTTGCCAGAAATGAGACAGCAGACATTGGAGTGACTACAGCATGAGCGCAGCAGGTTTAAAGAATCCATTATTTTTCATAGGTGTTATTGAAAATAATGAAGATCCGCGATTAGAAGGACGTGTACAAGTGCGTGCCTTTGGCGTACACGGGCTTATACCCGATGTTCCCAGAGATATGCTTCCGTGGGCTATTGTTGCTCAAGGTGGATATGACCCAAACGCTATTCCTAAAGTTAATTCTTGGGTATATGGCATGTTCTTAGATGGCCGTGATGCACAGCAACCAATGGTGCTTGGTCTTATTCCAACTCAATTTGCTGATGAATTAAACCCAGCACAAAACGGATGGGGGTGGATACCTCCAGGAGACGGCGAGAGTTTAGCACACGGCTCAGCCCCAGAAGATAGAGGACAACCTCAACAAGACAGGCTTGCCCGAGGCGAATATATTCAAGATACGTATGTATTGCAGCAAGAAATGGGTAGAGCTGTTAATGTTAAAATTGGTGGTACTGATAAAACTTGGGATGAACCATCATCGGCTTATGGTGCGCAGTATCCTCACAACAGGGTTATCAAAACAGCTCATCACAGTATTGAATTAGACGATACTCCTGGCGCTGAAAGAATTATGATTCATCATAAATCTGGATCTTTTGTTCAAATTGATTCTAGAGGTGTTAAAACTGATAAAACAACATCAGACAAATACGAAGTAATTGATCGTAAACAACACGTAGTTGTTGGTGGTTCAAGTACAGTTACTATTTTAGGTAACAGTTATGTGTATGTTAAAGGTAACAAGGTTGAAGAAATCGAAGGTGATTTACAAACATTAGTACACGGTAATCATATTCTATCAGTTGGTGGACAATCTAATATTATTGCTTCAGAGCAAGTACAGATAAGAGCAGCAGATGTTAAAGTACAAGCTAATGTTGGTACGATGTCTCTTAGAGCTGGTAAAGAAATGCAGATTTC